CAGTAAGAACTGGCCAGAAAGATAATTATAATCTCTCTGTTGGTATGAGTGCTACTTGGAGTAAACCATTAGATAGTAAGTTGCAAGAGCAATGTAAAGCAGCTGCACAAGCAAATATTGATCTTATGAGACAAACAACTGCCAATAAACGGTTAGATTTTGAGATCGCCAGACTCAAGAATTGTGGCGAGTTGAAGAAACAAGGTATCTATTTCCACCCCAAGTCTCCATATTATAAAGTGTGTGCGGATGTGATTGTTACTAATCCTGGTGGTGTCATTCCTCCACATAGACATTCTATCCCTTCCGCCTCTTCCGTCTCGGGAAAACAGAACGTAACTCGCGAACAGCATGGTTCATCTGACGCTGCTCTGCTCGGCGCTCCCCTGACGACAAGACGGGAATAGGTTTTTTCCTAATTGCAGAAATCTTTTTCATCACTTTCTTAACCGTTGGTTTGACTGCTTTCAATAGCAAGTCGGCCAGCGGTTTTGCCATTAGTGCAGACGCCGTAGCAATGACAGCAACGCCGCCAACCTGCACGACCTGACCTCCACTAGGAAGTCCAGCGATGATTTGTTTTGGGAGTGGAACCGATTCTGTGATTTGAACACATTCATTACCCAGTAGTTTATACTCAGTAACTCTTTTTCTAAATCCTTCGACTAACGTTCCGATTGGTTCTTTTGCTTGCTGTGCTGGAGTTGGACAATCCACCTTTGCAGTATTAGCAGGAGGTTTAATTTCTGGTGTCTTTGGTAGTTCTGGTGCTTCAGGTGGTCTAACTTTTGGAGTCTTTGCAGGCTCCGTGAATATCATCTGGTCAGGTTCATACTGAATAGGATTAAAACTAGGAATCCCAGAGTCGCAATACGTAACCAATCCTCTTTCGTCATCAGTGGGGAGCGTTTTGGATCCGTTATTCGCTTCATGAGCTTCAACACACCCAGGGATGTCTACGATAGGGACACCTATATTTACCGTAACTGGTGGTGTATATGGCAATGAATATGAAGGATCATTAAAAGACCACTGAGGAATATCCAGTTCCCTAATTTTAATATCAGGTATTTCCATCAATCATGAAAGAAGTTTAGAATAGATGACCAAGCGGAATGAAAAGCAACGAAGAGAAAGAACTGCTCCGTTGCTTCTTTTCTGACTTGTTTTTTATATGTACGAGATGTGTATCCAATCCTGGTCATAATTATCAATTTGCAATTGTCATTATTTAACAGATTTCATACAATTCTCAGAAAGGAATCGCACCACCTGTTACGGAAGGAACATTTGTTGCCGACTCTGGAATTACATTACCAGTGGCACCAGGAAGTTCTGGAATAGCTGAATCTACAATACCAGGAAGTGCTTCTGTAATTGTCTTGGTAATTTCCTCGGTAACTTTGGTGCGAGCATTCTCAATCATTACATCTTTGTTCATGTAAAGATAAGTTCCACCACCAATAACTCCAAGTGATACAAGACCAGATAGTAGAGCAATAGTATTAATCAACTTTTGCATCTTTCTTCTCCTCTTTTACAGTAGGTTCTTCTTTCTTTTTAGCAGGAACAACCCCAAATGTGGCTAGAGTCCCAGTAAAAACGCTGGCAATAAAAGTTGGATCGATATTCTTTTGAGGGACACCAGGAATAGTGACATAATTTAAAGTCAAAATTGCTGCAGACCAGCCCAAAATAAGAACGCGGACAAAGGTAGAAACACCTTCATCCGCCCAATCAAACTTGTTATCCTTTTTGGTATCCTCTTTTTTCTTCAGATTTGATTCTGTCATTTAAAAAGAGGTGAGGCCATGATATTTATTTAATATAACCATTCTCCTCAAGCCATTCTCTAGTCATCGGTGTTGGTTCATAGAAATCCCACATCCTACCTGTGGCACAAGCTTCTAATGCATGTGCTGTCATGCCCTCTGTGTGCCCTGCCCACATCGCTTCACGTTCCCATGGAAGTGATGATGTTGGATACGTGTCTTTTGCAATTTCAGCCCAGTATGCAGGAACATCTTCTTCAGGCATGATGATTGCAATCATAGAGTTCTTGATAGAACCAGCCATACAATCCTGTGCAGCGTGCCATCCTTCATGTCTCATAACGGACATCAGTGCAGATGGTCGGTGCATGAATGCTTTATTCAAATAGAAATTATTAGAAACCGTATGATAGACACCCCTATGTCCAGGAGGAAAATATTTAGAATCCGCAAGATAAACTTTACTACCAACCTGATTCAGTAGAACCAACATGTAGTTAAATTCATCAGCAATAACAGTAAACCTTTCTGGGTCTTCATAATTAGAAGAGATATTAAGTAAAGAAAATACCTCTTCTACTCCATCGGTACATTCCTGGAGGAGCATACAACCCATGGCATCCATGGTGTGATACCCTTTTGTTATTTTATCTTCATGTGCTAGTACTGGATTCGTCCCTAATAGGCAAGTACCAATTAGGGTTGAGCTCAAGGCATTTTTCCAGTTTGTAAACAGATTCTTCATGAACTTCTCTTAAATATTTTTCGAAGTGTGATTCGATATTGTCTACGTTGGTGTTGCCTTGACTTACCCAGTCATGACAGAACTCGTAAACTGCTCGACAGTGATCATTTAAATGATGACTTAAGGCACGAAATACTGCAGCCCTAAGTTGCATTCTTTCTGGAGCATATCGCCAATCCTTTGGAAATTCAGACATGGAAATAATAAAAAAGGACTATACTATGTATGATACTAAATCAGTAGTTATTGTCAACATATGATTTACATACTTTTAGATTGTTTCTACAATATTGTCGAACATATCCATGAACATCAATTTCTATCCTTTGATGTGCATGATTATGCACTGCTCCTATTAAAATGAGGATTCCTACAATCAAAAGATTAAATTGAGTGACTGGATGAAAAATAATTTTAAGCATTGAAAAGGGGGACCGAAGTCCCCCTCATTATAGCACAGATTCAGTGAATCAGAAGCTGTACTTGACGCCAAGCTTACCGCCGACGTTTAGATCATCGAACTCTTGCTGAGTGGTGATAGCAGAGAGTTCACCATAGATACCAAGTTGCTCAGTTACGGCAACACTAGCACCAACCTTACCAGAGAACTCGGTCTCAGACTCAGCACCATCAGGAGAAACGATGGTGGGGCCACCCTGAACGTACCAGGCAGCAGACTCGCCTACGGGACCTTCGTAGCCTACGTGTAGGTCGGTTGCAGCACCAGTGTAGTCATCGCCAGTCCAACCAGCGTTGGTCTCAACGTTGACATAGGGACCTGCAAAAGCAGCACCAGCGGACATGGAGAGAGCAGCAGTTGCTGCGAATACAGATTTGATCATTTGAAATACCTCGTTTTTTGCTTGCGGAATGATTACCCGCAGATGATGGATCGGTTCGACTCCCGATCGCTTTGTGAATTATAACACCCCTCGGGGGTGATGTCAACAGATTTGGTCCGAGTAGTTGAGGGATCTCCCATCTGTTGTAATTCGTAACATTGAGTTACGATTCATTATTTAGTATAGTTTAACTTGAACGTTTTGTCAAGTTCACCATACACCAGGGATAATTTGGCCAGTGGTGGCATAGGTTCCGACAGCAATGACGAAACCAAGCATGGCGAGACGAGAATTTAGAATCTCAGCCTCAGGGGTCCATCCGAATTTCATTGTTTTTCCTCCAGTGTTTTGTTGTAAATTACTACTTTACCATTTTCATGAGTGAAGACTAGTTCATCATCATGCCCCCAACAAAGTTCTTCGTAGAGAGCATTTAATTTTTCCATGTCTTCATAAAGTTGGTTTGGATTAGGCATACTTTTCGACTAAATTTTTAATGTTCTGAGTAATTCCCATACCACCAACTTTTTCTTCTAGTTTGATACCATCAGCATCGGTGACGATAAGAACAGGAGTGGCTGTCACTCCATATTTTTTTGCCAGATCAAGATTTTCTTGTGGAATAGGAATGTCACTAAAATCCTCTAGGTCAATCTTTTCAATCATGCTTGTATCAACCTTAATGGAATTAAAGTACTTATCCACTAGGGCACATGGGCCACAAGATTTTTTAGAAAAAAGATAAAACTTATTGGACATGATGTGCTTTTAAATCTGGGTTAGGTTTACTTGGCTCAAATGGTGAACGAGAAAGATTTTTGATTACAATAAAAGCATCTTTATTGTACTTGCGAGTACCAATCGGTGATTGCCACTTCTTGTTATACTCTTCTCCAACATCAATACCAGAGACCGAAGTTCCTCCAATCTCTACAACAATGTTATCATCACCATTCCAATCTAAAGTTTCAATAAAATCTTGAACCCTGTCCATGATTCCATTGTCTTCCCAGGCAAAAAACTCATCTTGGTTTTTTGTCCAGTCATGTTTGGGGATGTCAGGGATCATAGATTTTCTTCTTGCTCAGTCAGAATGGTACAATCGCTAGTTGGATATGCTACACAAGTGAGTACCCAACCTTCTTCCATTTGTTCATCATCAAGGAAAGATTGTTCATCATTATCCACGGTGCCAGAGATGAGTTTACCAGTACATGCTGAACAAGCGCCAGCTTTACATGAGGAAGGTAGATCTACACCTGCCTCCTCAGCTGCCTCAAGAATATATTGATCATCAGGGCACTCGATAGTGGTTTCGGTGCCATCAGGAGACTGAAGAGTAACGTTAAAGACGGTCATTAGTAAGTTTCGCAAAGTTTTTCAACAGATTTTGCTAGTAGAACAAAGAATGCAATACTAGTAATAGTAAAGACTCCCTCGACCATCAGGCAACCCCGAAGAAGAGATTACCTGTGACAGCATATGAAATTGCACCAGCAATGATGCCAATCATAGCCCAACGACCATTTGCTTTCTCTGCCTTTTCAGCATGAGTTTCAATGCCATAACGATCAAGATCTTCTTTAGTCATATACATGGTAGGTTCTTTGGCAAACATATTCATTTGCCCAAACTCATTTTTTGTTACGGTCATTTGTAAAGAATTGTTACTACCCAAGTATATAGGAAATCTTAAGGTTTGTCAAGAGGGTTGTTCTGGAGGGAGTGTCCCATAGAATGGATCATATTCAAAGAAAGGATTCCAATCCTCTATCTGGGAAGCGGAGGTTTTCCAAAAATCCCAGAGTCCATTATAACTTCCTTTATGGAATACATCAATATGAATGTCATGGATATCTGACCCAAGATCAATCTTATACAGAAACAAAGGAATAGCAAATGTATTTCCAGAGTTATAAATCAAATCATCAGCTACTGCTCTTGGTTTAACACCTTGATCCAATTTAAACTTGTCA